CCAGGGCAAAACTACCACTTTGAGGAATGATGCCGTTCGATGCCTACCGTTGTTATCTGTCACTAAAGAATCACTTTACAAAAGACAGTTATGATTACCACAAATATTGTGGTAAGAGTCGTGCAACTGTTCAATCATTTTATAAACGTAAAGACCGCTTTTGGTTTGAACGTGTTTCAAGACAAAAAACAGATCAAGAAGTTGTTGATTTTTTTGTATCCAATTTCATTTCATGTACTGACCCAAGTAAACTTTGGATTGGTGAAATGATTAGAGATGGTGATAGTAGGTATGAGAGTTGGAAGAAAAGGAATCAATCACTTTCTTATATCTTTAAAGAAGAAACAACATCTCTGTTTGATGGTAAAAAAGTAGATGAAGTTTTTGATTGTTCTAAGGGACATCCACCCGTTTTAAAAAAGTTCCTGAGCGGGAATATTTCACTAGAGACACTAGTGATCTATGACAAAATCTTCCTGTTCGGGAATAACTTTGATAAGAAATTAAATGACCCAGTGTGGGAAACCGTCAGTATGAAAATGAAAAAATATTCTTCCTTTCTAAATATTGATGTACCACGTTATAAAAAAATCTTGAAAGAAGTTGTTTTGGGAGAAAAATGAGTTTTTTTAATTCTGAAGTTGTCCGTGCTGAGATGGCGGAAATTAGTGAAATGCAAGAAGAGGTTTACCGTAATGTCTTCACTTTTCCCACAATGACCAAAGAAGATAAACTTAAGCACGTTGAACTTCTTGAAAGACTTTTAGATAAACAAAAAGTTTTATTCACTCGTCTTAGTTTATCTGATGATCCTGAAGCAATTGAAATGAAAGAACGTGTCCTTCAGTCAGCTTCAATGATGGGTCTTCCACCTAACGTTGATATGAATGTGATACTTAACAATATGTCTCAGATGCTTGAGGTGATGAAGAAACAGATTGACAAAACGGGTTCCGACCTGTAGAATAACAAGGTACACACAAGCCAAATCCGTACAAATCCGAGGTAATCCTATGTCTTTTGCAGACCTTAAGAAACAATCTTCTCTTGGTTCTCTAACTTCAAAATTGGTGAAGGAAGTAGAGAAGATGAGTAACACCTCTGGCGGCGCTGATGAACGCCTCTGGAAACCCGAAATGGATAAGACTGGCAATGGTTTTGCAGTCATCCGTTTTCTACCCGCACCTGAAGGGGAAGAACTCCCCTGGGCAAAAATGTACTCCCATGCCTTCCAAGGTCCTGGTGGTTGGTACATTGAAAACTCCCTGACCACTACTGGTGCTAAAGACCCTGTTTCCGAATTCAACCGTGAACTGTGGAACAGTGGTATTGATGCAGATAAAGAAACTGTCCGTAAGCAAAAACGTAAACTGTCTTACTACAGCAACATCTATGTTGTGAAGGACCCTGCTAATCCCGCAAACGAAGGTCGTGTCTTCTTGTTCAAGTATGGCAAGAAAATCTTTGACAAGATTATGGAAGCAATGCAACCTGAGTTTGAAGATGAAACCCCCATCAATCCTTTTGATTTCTGGCAAGGTGCAAACTTCAAACTGAAGATTGTGAAGAAGGATGGTTATTGGAACTATGATAAGTCAGAGTTCGATCGTGTTGCTCCGCTGCTGGATGATGACGATGCACTTGAAGCACTTTGGAAGAAACAATACTCTCTCACAGCAGTAACTGCTCCTGACCAGTTCAAGACTTATGAGCAACTAGAAGCACGACTGAAGATGGTTCTTGGTCAGAAAACTTCCCGTCCTCGTCTGGATGAAGAAGTTGAAGATGAAGATAATGATCGCGGTTCTTATGTTCCCGACTTTACTTCACGTCGTCCTGAACCAGAACTTCCTGTAGTGAGTTCTTCTAATGACGAAGACGAAGACGATGCACTCTCTTATTTCCAGCGTCTTGCTGAAGAGTGATTATTGGTATAGTCTGATATTATCAGCACGTTTTAAGGTTTCACTCTTATACTGAGTGGAACCTTTTTTGTATTTCATTAGTTCGTCCATATCATCATATACAATATTCAGATATTGTGGTTTCAGTAAGTAGATATTTCTTTTATCATCTTCAATCTTAAGTTCATATTCATAATTTGTTACTGGAATTGCAATATTTGTTTGAGTAATATTTCTTTCAAGTCCAGCATCATAGTAATTGATTGAGAAGTTTGATTCAACTTGAAGTCCTTTTGCTATTATAACTACGTCTTGGGTATTTTTTATTTCTGGACTTTCGTAGTGATGAATACCATTATATAAAGTATTGTAATCACCATACTTATTCAAAAGGAATTCATCAAATCTAGTTTGTGGCAATGGCCATTCAGTTTGAACATTGAGAATATTATTTGAAAGAAGAACAACCCAATCTAGTGTTGAATCCCCATAGATTTCAAATGCAACATTGTCTGGTCTATCATCACCTCTTACTTTGTACTTGGTAAAGTAAGCAAGGTTTTGGAAGATGTCTTCGCGTAACTTTCCTTTCTTAAAAAGATTTTTTACATTGATGTAATCTGATATTCTAGCATCAGGAAGTCTACTGACGTATTCAAAATCTGGAACTTGTCTGAAGTAACTTGGCATTTTAGTAACCTATCTCTTTATCTGGACCATTGGATCCTGTTCCCAATCCATAATCTTCATTAAACACTGGCTCAAGTTCTTGGAACTGCATTGTTATTTCATAAGAAACTAACACACCATCACGGAAAGTTGCATATTGCCCTTCTGGTGTATAATTAACGTTGAAATTTTGTAAAGCACATTCTTTTATCTTACCTATGTATGAATGTTCCTTCCCGCTTATACCTAAGTGTAGATATTGTATTCTAAATGTATGAGGTGCTTTTAGGAAAAGGTTTGATGCAGATCTTTGAGGAGACATTCCCTGTTTAAAAAATCTTATAATTCCTATAATTTCTTTTGCCTCAGCTTGACTTCTAGCTGACATTTTAAAACTAAAATTAAAAGGTCTTAATGTTGGACCTTGAAATAGCAATTCCATATTTGGATTTAGAACTGCACCTTGTGTTCTAGATAGAAGTGAACCCGCATCTGTTCCAACTGCTGCTGCAGCAAATAAAGCTGCTAAACCTGTTGCTGCTTCGCCAGAATTATTTGATATTGCCTCTGCACCTTCTCCTACTTTATCTGCAGCTTTTCCTAGTCCTTGAGTTATTCCTGTTAGTGCTACATTTGCCGCAAATGCTTTGGCTGCATCTAACTCTCCACCATTCCAAGAAGCAGCATTAGTATCAGAAATTCCTGATGGTATTGGTAAAACTACAGAACCTATACCATTTCTTTTTGAATCTCTTTCTGAAAATCCACCTAAACCAGATTGATTTTGAAGATTGCTGAATTGTTTTGCTTCATATTTTAACATTGTGAATTTAACAACATCTTGTTTTGTTTTTGCAATATCAATTGGATACTTTAAAACAGGAAATTGATTTCTTGTTTTTTTATCATTTACTGCTAACTCTGTTTCTAAGTTAATAGGATTTGATCCATCACCTGCAGGATTATCTGCTGCTGCTTTATTAGGACTTCCATTTGTTTTTTCAAATATTTGTTTACTTTCAGCGTCTAAAGTGAATTTGCTTTTAACAGATTCCATTTGATTTTTTGATGTATTCAAATGCTGCTGTGCAAATTGTTTGTCCTGAGCACTTGCATTATTATTGAGAGTCAGTTTACCATTCGCATCTCTTGTACCAAAGACTGTTGGATTAGTTCCCTTTGCATCACTATACTTAACAAGTTCTACTTTATAAGACTTCTTCCCGCTAGAATCTGCAGTCTCTGTAACCTTGGTTGCAGTAAATACTTGGGTCTTATTTCTTACAGAGTTGCCAAGAGTTACTGGAGTAACCTTACTAGTAGCTGTAGTTCCAGATGCCATCAGATATGAGGGTTTTTATTTATTTAGACGGAATTTGCCATACTGTAGTGCCAGTAGTTCATCAAGTTCTTCACGTTTAACAACATGAAGTTTACCTATAACTTCTTCCCAAGTGTATTGCCTACCTTGTCTCCAATGAAAGTTGAGTCCTTTGAATCCCCATCTCTCCAATGAAGTGCAAGCAATCAGTGGGTGTTGGTCATATTCAATGTCTGGAGTTTTTGGTTTATATAAAAACGTATAGAATTTTCCAGGTTCTGGATATAATACTTCTTCTTTAAATATTTCCATAATGAGCATCATAATATCTTCGGGGTCTGTTGCTCCAGTTTCAACAACTCTCCTCTGCAGTTCTCTGGTTCTTGCAGTTCCTGTTCCTACATACTGACCAAAACCTTCTGCCATTACTTAATACCTAGTTCTTCTTCGGTGATTATCTTAAATTCTATAAGTCTATCAGCACAGAACTCTCTTGCTGCTTTCCACTTTGCTTGGTTGACTTCAAAAGTAACGCATTCGTGGATATAAGATTTTGTTACTCTGGATTTTTTTGTTGGAGGTTTTGTTTGCTTCTTTGGTTTTACTTCAATCACATATGTTTTAATCTGACCAGTGCTTTCCTTCACTTTTATAATAAAGTCTGGAAAGTATTTGTGAACACGATTATCTACTGGAGAGATGTATGGAATGTAAAACTCTTCAGACCCCCACTCAAGTATGTTCTCATTCAAGTCACAATACCTACAAAAAAGTCTTTCCCAACTACTACGACAAATGATATTGTTTGGATTGCCTTTATACTTCTTCGGGAAAGATGGTTTGTATTTACTTTTAATACTTTCTGCCATACATAATATATAAGGTCAAAAAGTATTTATAGATGCCTTCAACCAGAAACATTGCTGACATAAAATCGGCATTACTGCACCCAGCAACAACGTCTCATTTTGATGTGTTTATTGATAAACCAGCAAATTTGACTGCCCAGTATATGGGTGTAAATGGTGTTATCTATAATCAAGACAGATTAAATTTGATGTGCTCAGAAGCAACACTTCCTGGATCTAATTTAGCAACTTTGGAACTTACTAATGACCATACTGGAGTTACTGAAAGGCACGCATATAGAAGAGTATATGATGATAGGATTGACTTAACTTTTTATGTTGATGTTGATAATTATTTGCCAATCAGATTTTTTGAGACTTGGATAAAGTATATTGCTCAAGAAAGTATTTCTGATGCGGGAGATCGTGGAGTTGGACTTGATGGTGGTAATTACTTTTATCGGTTTGCATATAGAGATGATTATGCATCTGATGGTCTTCAGATAACAAAATTTGAAAAAAGCATGATGGCAGGTGCTAAAGGATCAACTGGAAAAGCATTAACGTATAAATTTGTTAAAGCTTTTCCTATCAGTATTTCTTCTATGCCCGTGTCATACGATAGTTCTTCTTTATTAAAATGTACAGTAAGCATGACTTATATGAGATATTATATTGAACGTTATGGTGGTGGTGCTCCTGATAATCCAACTGGCACACCAACGCAACAGGCTCAATTTAATTCTACCAACAAAAATTTTACAGGAACTGGAGCTTTGGGCGTTCCTATTACTGGATTTAATATTGGAGGAATTCCTACATCTGTCGCAAAATCTTCTGGTAATACTGTTTCTTGATTTATAGGCACATTCTTTAATGTGCTATAAATAATCCTACTGAAACATTCTATAGGACATTATGCCTTTACCTAAGATTGCTACACCAACTTATGAACTTGAATTGCCATCAACAGGAGAGACAATTCAATATAGACCGTTCCTTGTTAAGGAAGAAAAGTTACTTGTAATTGCTTTAGAGAGCGAAGATACAAAGCAAATTACAACTGCAATTAAGACAGTAATTAAAAACTGTATCATCACAAAAAATATTAAAGTAGAATCATTACCAACATTTGATATTGAATACTTGTTCCTTAATATTCGTGGTAAGTCTGTTGGTGAAGAGTTGGAGGTTAATATTATTTGTCCAGACGATGGTGAGACTCAAGTTCCTGTGAAAATTAATCTTGATGATATCCAAGTTCAAAAAGACGAAGAACATTCCAATCGTATTAAACTTGATAGTAGTATTATGATGGAGATGAAGTATCCATCTCTTGACCAATTCATTAAGAATAACTTTGATTTTGATAATAAAAATGCAATGGACCAATCATTTGAGTTGATTGGATCTTGTATTGATAAAATTTTTACTGAAGATGAAGTTTGGTCTGCCTCCGATGTGACTAAAAAAGAAATTGGAGAGTTTCTTGAATCAATGAACTCTTCTCAGTTTAAAGATATTGAGAAGTTTTTTGAGACAATGCCTAAACTTTCTCATACTATTAAAGTAACTAATCCAAATACACAAGTTGAGAGTGAGGTTGTTCTTGAGGGCTTAGCGTCTTTTTTCGCGTAGCAATGGTCCATATGGACCTTGAGAATTATTTTCGTTTGAACTTTTCCCTGATGCAGTACCATAAATATTCTTTATGGGAGATTGAAAACTTGATACCGTGGGAAAGAGATATCTATGTTGCATTATTACAACAGCATCTTGAGGAAGAGCAATTAAAACAACAGCAGCAGATGAGCAATGCCCACTTCTAAGGACTTAAAAGACCTAGATTCACAACTTAAAAAAACAGTTATCTCTGCCGAAAGTTTTAAGAGAGGGAGTTCTCTTGATTCCTCAAGAAGCATTGCAAATATACATAAGACACTATCAAATCTTGCGGAACATACAAGGAAACTTGCTGTTCGTTTTATTAACTTAGAAAAAGTTGTTGATAATAATTCTAGAAAGATTACGATTCTCAAAAATCTTTCACAGTCTCAAAGTAAAAGAATAAGTGGCGATAATATT